GGCACAATCGACCAGTAGTGCTATGTAACTACTGTAATGAGCCTATGGTTAAAGTTATAGCTGCAAATCCAATTCATTTCAAGGGCAAAGGATGGGGCAAAGATTAAGTTATTAGATTTATTCTGTGGCGCAGGTGGGGCTAGCGAAGGCTATGCAAGGGCAGGCTTTGAGGTAACAGGCATAGATGTCAAGCATGGCAAGCGTTATCCTCACACATACATCAAGGGCGATGTCAGAGATTACTTAGATCAAGAGTTCTTACAGCAGTTTGATGTCATTGCAGCAAGCCCACCATGCCAGACCTTTAGTGCTACTAGACACCTACGCAATGCACAAGGCAAAACAACGACCAAGATTAACATGATTCCATTGGTCAGGGATGCACTTATTAATGCTAATCGGATCTATGTGATCGAGAATGTGCCTAATGCACCATTGATCAATCCTGTGCAGCTATGTGGTTCAGCCTTTGGACTTAAAGTGCGTAGGCACAGATTGTTCGAGTCTAACTTTCCACTTAAAGGCACAGATTGCTATCATAAGCAACAGGGTAAGCCAATCGGTATTTATGGCTCAATGCGTGATGAGATTCCCAATGGTGGTCACACAGCTAAAACTATGGTTGAGGCTAATGAGGCAATGGGCATTGATTGGATGATTTGGGGCGAATTAGTGGAGTCTATTCCGCCCGCTTACACACATTACATAGGGCAACAGTTATCCACAGAAGTTATCCACAGGGGGTAATAACATGGCAACACGCCCAAGATTTATGCTGTTGCTTGACAGTACCAGTACCATGACACAGCAGAGCCTCTCAAAGGCTCACCGCTGGCGCATTAAGCGCACAGCCAGCGGGGTGCTAGCATGTATTGGGATAGCTCTATGCATTATGCCTGATGCAGGTGGATCTAAACCAAAGCAATATGTGACTTATAAAGAATTTGCTTTACATCAATTAGGTTATGACTTAAAGCAATACAAGTGCTTAGCAAAGCTCTATGGTAAAGAGAGTGCTTGGAATCCTAAAGCTCGTAATGGATCACATTATGGAATACCACAAGGACGATCTATCTATCTGTCTAAAGTAGATGGTTATAAGCAAGTGCAATGGGGCTTAGATTACATAGCGCACCGCTATGATGCAGATACCTGTAAAGCACTACAGCATTGGAAGGATAAGGGATGGCATTAGACTTAGAGGCTACTGTTCAATGCAGTAGGTGTGAGACTGAGACACCTGAGTCCGAGCTGCATGAGGTGCATGCATGGTGGTTATGTGGTAACTGTTATGATGAGATCTAATGGCATTGAATCAAAGAAGGGTTAATGACCCTAGAGATAGCAGAAGATGGAGAGCCTTTCGGCTCACGATCTTGGCTAGGGATAACTACATTTGTAGGTATTGCTCTAAAGATGCAACGACTGTGGATCATGTGCTGAGTATTAAGGATGCACCTGATCAAGCGTTCAATCCTGAGAACTGTGTGAGTGCCTGTCAGCCATGCAATAGCGCGAAAGGGTCACGCTCAATGGGGGTTTTTTTAGGTAAGTCGTTCACCCCCCCTGTCTTTTCAAACTGTCTCTCTCCGACACAGTCCGAGCCAGTCCAAGACAGTCCGTTTAAGACCCGACCTGATCCGATTCGATGACGATTAAGACCAAGAAGTCCAAGCCGCTACGAGGGGCAGTCAAGCCGAGGCTTCACAGTCCATTCCTAAAGGGCAAAACTAGAGGCGATGAGGTTGCAGAGCTTGCTGAGAAGATTGGTCAGCCATTACTTGACTGGCAGAAGCTCATTATCAATGACATGTGTTCTGTGGACAAAGATGATCTGTTCATCCGCAAAAGTGCTCTGCTCTTAATTGCTCGACAGTCAGGAAAGTCTCACCTTGCCAGAATGAGAGCATTGGCAGGTTTATTCTGCTTTGGCGAGAAGGACATCCTGATCATGTCCTCTAATAGGTCTATGGCAATGAAATCCTTTAACATCATGGCAGACATTATCGAGCGTAACGACTTCCTAAGAGTTCAGCTGAAGGATGGAGACATCAAGAAGGGCATCCGTAGAACTAACGGAGATGAGCGCATCATCCTTGCTTCTGGAGCGCAATTAGAAGTGGCTGCTGCAACATCCGATGGTGCTAGAGGCAGGACATGTGACTTCCTCTGGATTGATGAACTCAGAGAGGTATCTGAACCTGCTATGGATGCTGCAAAGTCAGTGACCTTAGCTCGTAAGAACAGCCAGAGACTCTTTACTAGCAATGCCGGTGATGCGTTCTCAAAAGTGCTCAACGATCTGCACGAAGCTTGCTTAAATAAGCCACCTAAGAGCTTAGGCTTCTACGAATACAGCGCACCTGACTTCTGTGACATCTGGGATCGTAACGCTTGGGCAATGGCAAACCCTTCATTGGGATGGCTCATCACAGAGGAAGCCATTGAGGAAACAATCGGATCTTCAACGATGGAAGCTGCTCGAACCGAACAATTGTGTCAGTGGATCTCCAGCCTTTCGTGTCCTTTCAGCACAGAGGTATTAGAGAACTCATCTGACAGCACATTAGAGATGTCGGTTGGTGCTTATACAGTATTCGGGTTCGATGTGTCGCCTTCAAGGCGTAACGGATCGCTCGTAGCAGGGCAATTGCTCGCAGATGGTCGAATCGGTATTGGCATCCTAGAGACATACAGCTCACAGGTTGCAATCGATGAACTAAAGATGGCAGCAAGCATCAAGTCATGGGTTGATCTTTACAAACCGCGTTTAGTGTGCTTTGACAAGTACGCCACTCAGACAATTGCAGACAGGCTTGCCAATTCTGGAGTCGTGGTCGAGGATGTCTCTGGACAACAGTTCTACAAAGCTTGTGGAGATCTCTTAGAGGGAATGACTAACCTGAGAGTGGTTCACAATGGGCAGAAGGATCTCATTGAGCAGTTCACTAACACAGCTGCTAAGACTAACGATTCTGCTTGGCGCATCATTAAGAGAAAGAGTGCTGGAGACATCTCAGCCCCTATCGGCTTGGCAATGGTAGTTTCCAAGTTAATGCTTCCAGCACCTAAGCCTCAGATTTATACTTAGACACGCCCTAGCACATTGTCTAATTGCTTGACAAATGCTACACTTTCTGTCTATGGGTCTATTTCGCAAAACTGAAGCAATCTCTGAAGATAAGCGTTCATCGCTTTTAGCGCAATACGCCCCTTCTATTATGGGCGAGAATCTTAACTCGCTTTATAACTACATCCTGCCTCGCGTTAATCGCAATGAGGCGATGTCTGTTCCATCTGTAGCTCGATGCCGCAATCTCATTGCTGGAGTTGTCGGAGATCTCCCACTTAACCTGTATCGCAAGTCCACAGGTGAAGAACTAGGCAATCCAGTCTGGGTTGATCAGCCAGCAATTAATCAACCGCGTTCAGTAACAATGGCGTGGACTGTTGATTCATTGATGATGTACGGAGTGGCTTACTGGCAGGTTACAGAACTGTATGCAGAAGATGGCAGACCTTCTCGCTTCCAATGGATTCCAAATGTCAAGGTCACATTTACGACAGACCTTTATGGAATGACTGTCACTCAATACTTTATCGATGCAGTTGCAGTTCCAATGTCCGGACTTGGATCAATCGTTACCTTCCAAGCTTATGATGAAGGAATCTTAGAACGCGGATCTGAAACAATCAGAGCTGCAATCGATCTTCGCAAAGCAGCAGTATTAGCAGCCAGCACACCGATGCCTTCTGGAGTGCTACGCAATAACGGAGCAGACCTAGATCCTAAAGAAGTTGCAGGATTACTTGCAGCATGGAAGAACGCTCGTAACAATCGCAGCACTGCTTACTTGACTTCTACTTTAGAGTATCAACCAACATCATTCTCACCTAAAGACATGATGTATGACGAAGCACAGCAATTCCTTGCAACAGAGATTGCTCGCCTATGTTCGATCCCTGCCTACTTAGTTAGCGCAGAAGCCAATACATCAATGACTTACTCAAATGTATTAGATGAGCGCAAGCAGTTCTATTCTCTATCTGTTGCTCCCTATGTAAATGCGATTCAGGATCGTCTTTCAATGGATGACATTACTGCTCGCGGTAACGCGGTTAAGTTCGATGTTGATTCTTCATTCCTAAAGACTGAACCAATGGAACGCTTGCTAGTAATTGAAAAGATGTTATCTCTAGGCTTAATCACAGTTGAGCAAGCTATGGAGATGGAAGATCTAACGCCTAACGGCAGTGAAGGAATCGAATAATGGAAAACCAAGTAATCACCTTCTCATCTGGACTCATTGCCAATGTTGAGGAACGCTTAATCTCAGGCAAAATCGTGCCAGCAGGTACAGGCGAAGTGGGTAACACTTCAGCAGGTAAAGTAGTATTCGAGAAGGGCGCAATTGCACTTCCAGAAGATCCTAAGACTGTCAAGCTTCTTAATCAGCATGATTCACGCCAACCCCTCGGGAAGGCTACCCAGTTCACAGAGCAAGAGGATGGCGTGTACGCATCCTTCAAAGTCTCACGATCTAATCGTGGAACAGAAGCTCTTATCCTTGCAGAAGAAGGCTTGCAATCAGGTCTGTCTGTCGGAGTAGAAGTTATTAAGTCAAAGCAGAAGGGAAACATTATGTTCGTTTCCGCTGCTAAATTGCTAGAGGTTTCATTGGTAACCGAGCCAGCATTTAAGTCTGCTCAGGTTCTCGATGTAGCTGCTGAGGAAACTCCAGAGGCAGTAGAAGAAGAAATCACACCAACAGAAAGCGAGACAGCTGTGGAGAATACTCCAGAGACAGTTGCAGCACCAGCAGTAGAAGCAGCAGCGGTTGAAGCTGCTCGCCCAACTGTAGTGACAGCAACTACATTCGTGCGCGAGCGCGTAGCACCAATCACATCAGCACAATACCTAGAAGCAAACATCAAGGCAGCTCTTGGTGATGACGAGGCTCGTAGAGTAGTACGCGCAGCCGATGACTCAACATCAACAAACACAGGCTTGACACTTGCTCCACACCTAAACACATTCATCACTGACACCTTCACAGGTCGCCCAGCATTTGAAGCAGCAACTCGTCAGGCACTTTTGCCAGAGGGTATGTCTTTCACTGTGCCTCGCCTTTATACTAATGCGACTTCAGCAGATGTTGCTCCAACAGTTGCAGACACTAACGAAGGTTCAGCACCATCTGAAACAGGCATGACTTCAGCCTATGACACGATTTCTGTAAACAAGTTCAGTGGCTTGCAGCGTGTAAGTTTTGAGCTAATTGATCGCAGCCAACCAGCGTTCATGGAAATCATGATGACTGAACTTCGCAAGGCATACGAGAAGGCAACAGATACAGCACTTCTAAATGCTTTCATTGCAGATGGAACAACAGCAGCAACAACAGCAGCAACAGCAGCTGGATTGCAGTCATTCATCTCAGTAGAAGGCGCAGCAGCATACAAGGGAACTGGCGGAGATTTCGCTAACAAGCTTGTTGCTTCAACAGACCAGTGGGCAGCTATCACAGGATACGCAGACACAACAGGTCGCGCACTTTACTCAGCACAAGGCGCAACATACAACGCAGCAGGAACAGCAGTAGCAACATCTGTTCGCGGAAATGTTCTTGGCACAGATCTAATCGTGGATCACAACATCGCTGCTTCTGGCGTAATCGACAACTCAGCGTTCTTGGTTGCACCATCTTCAGTCTATGTCTGGGAATCACCACAGACACAGCTTCGCGTTAATGTTCTAACAACAGGCGAAGTAGAGATCAACCTTTACGGATACTTGGCAATTTACCTTGCTAAGTCAGGTAAGGGTGTTCGTAAGTTCAACCTAACTTAATCAACATAGGTAACTAAGTACGCTCTGAGGGGTAGTAGCCCTCTACCCCTCAGAGTCTTTAGAAAGGACAAGGAATGGCATTAACAACAGTCGCAGAACTCCGATCAACACTCGGAGTCGGTACGCTGTACCCAGATGCCACCTTGCAAGAAGTCTGTGATGCTACGGATGCAGTATTGCTTCCGATGCTCTGGACTAACTCTTATTTCAACATTGCACACAGCAACACAGCAACAACAGGAACACTTTACTTTGAGGACAAGGTAGAGAAGGTCTTTTATGTAGGTCAGACTGTGAACATCACAGGCAACGGATCTAAGCACAATGGATCAAAGACTCTCACTGGAGTAGGCGATTACAACATCACCTATAACATCACCGGCAACAACAACACTCCAGCAGTAGAGCATCCAGTTCAACCTTTTGGAACAGTATCAGCAGACACTTATGTTGATTGGGCATTAGACACAGCAGTCCAGCAAGCAGCTTTGATGGTATCTGTAGAGATCTGGCAAGCTCGCACCGCTACTCTCAGCGGTTCTAACCTTGTTGATTTCCAGCCAAGCCCTTATCGAATGAGCGCACAGCTTCTCGCTAAGGTGCGAGGATTGATCGCACACGCGCTAAGCCCTAACTCGATGGTTGGATAATGCCACCAGTTGCCATCACCACACTTCGCACCACTTTAGCGACTGCTCTAGTCAATAACGCTAAGTGGCAGACTTTCGCATTTCCACCTTCAACAGTCCTTGCTAACTCTGTGATTGTCTCTCCAGATGATCCTTACTTGACACCTAACAACAATGGACAGATCACAGTCAGCCCAATGGCTAACTTCCGCATTGTGATGACAGTGCCACTTTTTGACAATGAGGGAAACCTTAACGGCATCGAGGACACAGTAGTTAGTGTGTTCGCACTACTTGCAGCATCTTCTTTAGTTTATAATGTAAGCGCAGTCAGCGCACCTAGCGTTCTCAACGCGGCAAGTGGAGACTTGCTCAGCTGTGAGATGTCCGTATCAATCCTAACGAGTTGGAGTTAAACATGTCCGATTGGGAAAAAGAAAACGCAGCCTTTCTCGAAAAGATCGGGCAAGTTGCGCCAGCACCAGCACCAAAGCCAGTAACTAAAAAGGAAGAGGAATAACCGATGTCAGTTTATCTAGCCAATACCGGAGTTCTAACTGTTAATGCGGTTGATCTCTCAACACTAGTAACTTCAGTAACAATTAACCGCGCTTTTGATGAGCTAGAAGTCACCGCACTTGGAGATTCTGGTCATCGTTTCGTTAAGGGATTGGAAGCTTCAAGCATTTCAATCGACTTCCTGAATGACGAGGCAACAGCTAAGACACTTCAGACACTCCAAGCAACTTGGGGAACAAACACCACTGTTACATTCAAGCAGACTTCTGCTGCTGTATCAGCTACAAATCCACTTTACACAATGACATGCTTGGTCAATAACATCACACCTGTAAATGGTGCTGTTGCAGACCTTTCAACTCAGTCTGTAACTTGGAATGTTTCAGGTACAATCGCAGTAACAACAGCGTAAGAAACTAAACAAAGGGGCTAAACATGGCAAAGCTAAAGATCGTTCGTAATGATGGAAGTGTGCTAGAAGGCGAGATCACCCCAGCGGTGGAGTATGCGTTCGAGCAGTACGCTAAAAAGGGTTTCCATAAAGCCTTCAGAGATGAAGAGAAGCAATCGGATGTTTATTGGCTTGCATGGGAAGTCACACGCAGATCAGGTGAAACTGTTAAGCCTTATGGGATGGAGTTCATTGAAACGCTGAAAAGCGTGGAAGTGTTGGACTCTGACCCTTTAGCTTAAAGCGCGATCTTCCATTCACCTACCTAATTGCTAGGCTAAGCATTAGGTTGGGAATCGCGCCACAGCAATTGTTAGATCTTGATAAGAGCATGCTCGATGCATTAGTGCAGGGGCTAAAGGATGAAGCGAAAGAGGTGAGCGATGCCAACACAGGTAACAGGCGCGGTA